CGTCAGCAAACTCTTTAAGCAACGGCGCTGATTGTTTGCTCAGTTTCAGCTCGTAGCGGTCGTAGGCCGCGAGAGCGTCAGGCGCTTCAAAGCGGACGATCTTGCTGTGAGCGATCATTACCACGTTCTTGCCGGCGTCAATGAGTTGATCAACGGATGACAAGAACCGGCTCATTCTTTCCGCTACCATCACCCAGCCCTTACCGAAGCCAAAGTCTTCGACGCTAGTCTTTTTGGTGCTGGCGAGCAGGTCTTCAACGCATAGGCGTTCCGCCCAGTCTGCCGAGTCGATGACGATAGTTTTGTATTCGGTCGCCTTGGCTTCTGTTAACGCATCCGTTAACTGCTTCCACGTCCCGATCTCGCAGCGATCCACATCCAGGTGCGATGTTCCGCCCTCGATGTCCAAGAACAGCGGCCTTGGGAACTTGGCCGCGAATGTGCTTTTGCCTACGGATTCAACTCCGTAGATGACGACGCGCTGCGCGCGTTGTTGTTTTCCTTTTGTTATTTTCATTTTTTATTAATTTTTGTTTTTGTTTTTTCTGAATATATACAATTTTGTTCCTGCATTCCAAGGAGATGAATCTTGGATTTCTAGCCCCATGTAATGCTCATCTGCAAATTTTTGCATTGATTCATCATGGTTTCCGTATGGCATTGAATAAACAGCGCGATGCAATTCACCATCTATTTTGATGCTTCCAGTATGATCCCATCCTGATCCCCATCCATAGATATTTAGTTCTTCGAATGGCTTATATGTGCCACCTTTAAGTTGATTTAATAATCTTACTTTCTCCTTAAACCAAGCGGGGCGATGATTTCCTTTATAAGTTGGATTCCATTCTCTAATTCCCGCCCATCCACCTTCTGTTGTTTTCATTTGTTTTGAATATCTTTGTTTTGCTCCATTTCATTTAAAATCAGTCTCACAGTTCCTTTAGTGTAAGAATATTCCATTTGATCTTTATCATCAAAAAACAACCATTCACTCATGGACTCAATTCTAACCAACCTTTGATTTGTAGGATTCCCTGTTAAGTGTGAATATAGCTGAATGAAATACCATCCTGGCTCTGGGTTTCCTATAACAACTCCTCGCCATGTAAGCCTACCTTTTTCAACAGCGTAGAACATTTGATTGACTAGATCGGTTCTTTGATCAGGTAATTTTGACGGGTTTTTACTGCTTTGTTCTTTTGTTATTTTCATATGTTATTGGCTCTTAAAATTAAACGCCCTTGTTTATTCTCCAAACTCGATATCCTTTTAAAACGTCTTCATTTGTACTTCTAATTGTTACGGTGTATCCATACTTTTTTGCTGCTGATCGCGCTTTTTCGGAATTGCTGCACAAAAAACTGTCACCTATATTCATTTCGCTAAATGGATATTCGCATTGATTTGTTGGTTTCTGAGGTATTGGTATGTTTTTTTGTATTTTGTATTTCATTTTCTATTTTCCTTTTTGTTGTGCTGCGAATACGGCCACAGCGAGTGCCGCCCAAGAATGGGATTTGATGCCGTATGTTGGCCCCGGCTGGGCTTTTGTTCCCTGCGGCCCGATGAGATCGAGCAAGGCTTGACGCACGTTGGCGTCTTTTGCCCGCATCGTGCCGCATAGGAAAAGTATAATGTCCTTCCGAAAGATCAACTCTACGTCCACCCGTGCAACCTCGATAAACCTCCCGATCCACATACAGGTTTCAAATGTGCTTGCGCCTACCGCCATACCGTAGCTGGCGATCATCTCGCAAGCAACTCGGTCGTATTCGCGACCGATAAGAACCTGTCGGATCTCGGCATTTGGAAGGTGACCGTGATCATGTATCCCGCGTTGGTCGTATTGTACGAACGCGCTGTGAGTCGTTCCTGGATCGAGTGCTAGTATCATGTTTTAGTGCCCTTGTTTTTATTTTGTCGGCTGGCAGCGCGAGAACGTCGCAAATTCCTTGGAATGCTTTGCTTTTGATGAAGTGAATTGCCGAGTTCCTATCGAGTTCCTGTTCTTCGTTTAGCTGTTTGCTCAGGAAGACCTTCTCGCTTTGTAGATCGGCAACGGTCTGCTGTATCATCCCGCACAGAAGGTTTCGGGTGAATTGGCATTCCGCGTCATGTAACTCCTCAGGAGTCATTACCGGCGCTCCCGTTTGATCTGGCGGTTCATCCACCAGCGGCGTGTCTGTTCCAGATCGCAGGTGGCTTTGATGTTTCCGATCAAGTATCCGGCAATGAATGCACAGCAAGTGCAGATTCCGAATAGGGCTAAGAAAGTTAGTGGTTCCATATATTTAGTTTTTGTTTCTGTCGTTCGGGTTCGTCCCGTTCGATGTGCAAACCCTCCTTCATTCCCGCAAAGATGAAAAGAAAATAATTCGCGAAGTGCGAAAATAATTCTTTAGAAAAGTCTTTACAAATGAGCGCAACCAATGCCCATGCGCCTCTGTGGGCTTTTTTATTTTGAGATCGGGCGGTATAAATTTACCTCGCGAGCGCCTTGGTTAGTCTGTATAGTTGCCTTTTTTGATTCGAGAATCCCTTTTCCAATGGCAGTTTCAACTCGGCAAGAAATTGATGCGATGGTCAACTTTGACTCGTTCGCAATAGTGCGGATCGTCTTCCAGCCTTGTTTGGCGAGTTCCTTCTCGTTCTCAGCTTTTGTCGTTGAGTAGAAAGCGTCCCAGGCTTTGTTTACAGCGGCAAGAGCCAAGGGTTGTTTTGTCGTCTTTCGCATAGGTTGATGTTTATTGAGTTGTCTTTGTAATAGCCGTAAGCGAAGCCCTGCGACCAAGCGAAGGTGGCGCGGCGGGTCGAAGCATATTCCATATCAAAACGCGCCAGCATTCCGGTGCAATATCCGCTTGGCCCGTCGAGTGTGCGTGCGCGTTCCCATCCGACTCGGTGCAGGTGCGCCATCACGCATTGTCCGTATGTCTCTGCGTGGTCGCGGATGGCTTGTACATTGTACATATAGCCGTGGATAAATTTGCATCCGCCTAGCTCGTAAAAGCTCCGAATGTGGTACGGATACAATTTTGCTTTTAGTTCCTTTGCCGTCTTCTCAATGGCTTGGATCGTGAGCGTAGCGGCGTGCGCCGCAAGCGCGTTGGGCGATGATGCTAGCTTGTAAAGCCTCGCTTCATGGTTACCGTAGAGAATATGCTGAGGACGCAGTTCGTGCAGGAAGTCAATGCCGGCAGAAAGGTCGTCCGAGATGCTCGCGGCGCGGTCGCTTGAGTTCGGGTCTGAGATAGCTCCAGAGCGGAAGGCCGCCAAGTCCAAGAAGTCCCCAAGATGAATAGTCGTGTCGGGCTTCCATCGGTCTTTGAACGTCAGCACGGCCTTGCGTGCCTCTGGATCGATCTGGTCGCCATGAGAACACCCGACTGCCATCCATTTTTTCCAGCCCTTCATCTTAGTTCTGGAATGTTCCGGTCGCTACGTTGTTCCCAAATCCACGCGCGAACGGCCTCCATCGTATCCTCATCAAGTTTTGCGAATGCTCCGCTCTCGTGCTTTAAGGCGCTCCGTAGCTCCTGATCTATGTCATCCACCAAGATCAAAATATCAAGGGCTTTGCAGGCCACCTCGTGCTCGTATCGCTCGGTCTCGTCAAATTCCAATGTCATTTTCATGCTTCTTCGTCCTCCTCTTCTTCTTCGGTGTCTGGAAATAAAATGCTGAATGAGTCGCCTGCGAGTCCTTCGACAGCGTATTTGTTGCCGAAGACAAATTCCCCGTGCATCGTCTCGCCTGCTTGCTCCCAACTGACGATGGCGAGACCGCAGTCATAATGCTCAGACAAAAGCCGCTTCGCTTCTGCGAGTGCTTCCGTGCGTTCCGATTCGACCGTCGGTTGTCTCTTTTTTTTCAAGCGAGGACGTCTATTTTTTTCGATACTCTATTGCGTAAATTGGCGAGCATATCGCGCTCGGTCATGCCGGTTGCCCATTTTGGTCGGAATTGGTAGTGGGGTTCGTCGTTGAATTTCCAACGGCCTCCCCACTCGAAGCCGAGCGATTCGCCCAGGGGTCCGAGCTCGCGGTAGAATGCGTGGTCGCCGTGGTAGGTCTTGCCGTCTTTGGAAAATACGGCGATATCGAGGGCCAGCGAGTAGTTATGCATGGAGGCGCCACCGGCGGCGTTACTGACCCTAGGGCCGGGCGTGGTGCGGCCTTTGGCGTAGAGGGCGTCCTGCTCGGCCCATGTGCGGAGGCCGCAAATGCATTTGACGTCGAGGTTGAGCGGGGCGGCGAGCTTTTTGGCCGCGAGGATAAAGGAGGCGGCGCGGGCGTAGAGATCCGGGTGGAGGGTCGAGAGGTTGCGCTCGCTGCGTTCGTCGAGGTTCATTTTTTCAAGCCTTGGATGTCTGGGAGTTCGTAGCAGAATGTTCCGTAATCCGTTTTGACGCATACCGCCGGATTATTGAATCCAGCGCATGACGTGAGAAGCGCCATGCCCAAGAACGCGAAGCTGAGAACGATCATCCACAGCGCGATGGTTCTTGCGCTCATTTTTCTTTGCGGAAGATTTCTATCAAGC